TGAACCATGGGGGCTTGTTTGTTGTCAGGCAGTAGCAGTGAACGGATCGCGGATTGCGTCATGCAATTCGTCACTGACTCGCACGGCGTCAGCCTTGGCGGCGTCGTTAAGAACGGTGGCAAGCATAGAGCGCAGCGCGTTGCCTGCGTTGTCATCGTGCACCGCGTCTACGATTACGCCCCGTAGGAAGTCCGCATCGTTCAACGCCAGGTTGGTCAGGACTGCGTAGAGCATATTGCCGATACCTTCCTTACCCTTCTCATCCTTGGCCATGGCTGGCAGGACAGTATGTTTTCCATCCGTGGCAAGATTTGTGAAAGCCTTGGTCAGCAATTCCGGCGCCGCCGTAGCTGTCATGGGCTGGCCCATCGCTGGGACGCCATGCGGATCAGCCTTAGCGTTGCTCTTGCTATCGCCGCGATCCCGCTTAGCGCGCTGTTCCGTGACAGTAAGCCACGCGCCGCGGAGGCTGTTAAAGGCAGAAACTGACGGAATGAATGGCAGTTTGACCGTGCGACTGCCTCCATTGCTGCGGTCACGGCCCTGCAATTCTTCCTGCCTTGTGCCGAATGCGACAAGCATACGCTTACCTTCTTCATTGTCATGCAGGAATTGCCACTTGTTTGATGCTTCCACGAATGCTGCGGCAGGGACTAGACATTTATCCATGTCTACAGCGGTAGGCTTGTTCGCATAATGATTGCGGCAGGCCCAAATAGTGAAAGCCAACTCGACAGTCCGTGACCACGATGCACGCACCTTGTTCGTCAGGTCAGCATCGTTATCCGCTCTTTCCACGTCAACAAATGAAGTCAGCACTTCTGGCGACTTCCACACGCGCCGCACTTCTTCAGAAGTGAAGAACGCTTCAGGCGTATGCTTCCGCAGTAGATTGTAAGCCGCTGTCTGTGGAAGCAAGTCGTTGACGAGAATTCGAGCGAGCCGGAAGCCCGCGTGGGCAATGGCGTTTTCGCGCTGGCTACCGGCCTTCTCGGCTTCACGCCAATCTTGAACCATGCCCTTCATCTCAATGGCATAGTCGTAAGCCGGCGCGTTGTTTCCGCTATCTGTGGTAACAGTAGCAGCAACGGTTGTTGTCTTCTTAACCATGTTAAACATTCCCTATTCTATGCAATGGACAATGGACCACCAAGCTTGCAGCGTTTGGGAACGGTAGTAGGTGGGCTTATTCTTCGACGTAGCCTAGTGCTAGCACCTGCACATCGTAGGTCTGATAGTAGATAATACCGTTCTCGGCATTGCCTCTGACTGCTAGTGCGTGTTGGCGTTGGTAGTAGCCCGCCATGCGGCAGTCATCATACTCTGCGTATGCGTCATACTCGGCATTATAGTCGATTGGTTCTGCGGTTTCATTGTAGTGTTCAGCCTCGCAGTCGAGCGCACCATTGTCTTCTAGTGCCATCATGCGATTGTATTTGTATTTGTTCATGTCTTTACCCTTTGCTTGCATTGCTGCAAGCCAAGCGGTCCATTGTCATCATATGCGATTGTCAAAGAGCGGTAGGCTGTTAGACACATCGTCCAACACGATTTGGTTTATATCGCTCGCTGAATGCTAAGTCAACTCACATGCAACGCATTGATATTGTTCACACATCCAAATGCTGTATGGACATACATGCTGCATATACAATCCACACATTGTTAGTAGTGATGACAGAATAGCAGTCGATGCTAACAGCGGTAGCAGTAGGGTGCAGGACGCTGGCGGTAGTGAGGCTCAATGCGGCTCACCCTGATATACGACAACACTGTTGACCCTTATCTGCTACGGCGCATGGTTGGTATCCAATAGGACAACCTTGTTGACCTATGACCGCTCGGCCATGCTTAACACACGTTAAGCCGCGGCATTGCATTCAATGACTGCCCCCTGTTCACACAAGGCCCCCCCCGTCATTGCGTGATCCCAAAGCGGGGGTATTGTGCACAGCGTCGCTGTGTGTGGTTATGTCGATACCATGTGTTCACGCATTGCGTAGAATTGCTGCTGCCACTGTCATTGCCACTGTCATCACATAGATGCTCCCATCTGTGCTATACTGTAGTACTGCTATTAGCGTAGTAGTAGTAGTAGTAGTAGTAGTAGTACTACTGCACAGTGTTGTAGCTGTACATAGTGCGGTAAATGTGATATATATGTAACAGGGTAGAGAGAAACGGAGGCGCCTCCTTTGGAGTCGCCCCTATAAGTCATTGATATTCCTTATTGTCTGTAGTACTGTACAGTACGATGTACTATTATTGAGACTTGACAAGACACACCCCGTAGGGCTATGCCTCATAGAATGAGGGTGGTGGCAGGGTGGTTGAGATATATACATACGTACACAGTAGTACACAGTACTACGCCACCACACTACAATGTACTCATATACAACACAGGTGATGTATGTCCTTCGGCGCTCCCACTGTAACTGGTTACAGTCCATTCTACAGCAGCACTGCTGGCATTACCGGCAGCGGTAACGAAGCATCGTACAATGCGATGGCTCGCTACGGACGTAGCAGCACTGAACGTGCTGTTGCTGTTGCAATGATCCGTCATGGCTTCCGTGCTATGCGTCGTGCAGTTATCTCACTGAATGGTGCTGCTCCTGGTGGATCAGCTGCTGAAAGTGTGAAGCGTGTGCAGGCGCAGACGCCATTCAATAGTCTCACCTATGGTGGAGCACGCACTGTCGAGACGCACACACTGTCCAATGGTGTGACTACCTCTGCGATGGAGTCATATATTGACTCGAAGATGCTGCGTGATGGCCGCTACGCTGGGCATGTTGTCACCAATGGTAGCTTAGGCTATCCCACTGATCGCAGTGGTAATGGTGGTGGTAGTAAGGTAGGTCGATAATGACTCCACAGGAGACACATGCTGCTGTAGTATCACTGCTACAGCAGCAAGGCTTGCCTATGACTACGGCTAACTTGAACCGTGGCATGTTGGCACTAGCACAGAATGACATGAATGTAGAAGGTGCAGTACTACCTGCGGTTAACCGTAGCATGGATCGTACAATGGGCGCATCGCAGCAAGCTGCATCACCGCAACAGTTGCCGACGCCTCCTATTCCTCCTACACAACAGCCGCCTACTATTCCACAGGACTCATTGTTAATGAGTCCTCCTGGACAGTTGCCCACTAATGTACGTGACAGCATTGCTGCATATCTAGGTGACGAACCTGCTATGCCAGATGGCAGTGCTACAAGTACTGCTGCTGCCCCCACGCCTGTAGCTGCTGCGCCAGCGCAGCGTGAGTTCTCACTAAAAACCATCGGGGAGGATATCCGTGCAGGGAGAATACCTAATCCTAATCCCGATCTTCCACTCGTCCTATTTGGGACTGGACCTGTTGGTCTTGCAAATCGTGCTTATCCTGCTATGCAGCAGTTCTTGCGACAGCGGACAATGGACATTATGCGACAGAACCCTGCACGTCCGCCGTCGAACATGCTTAACCAAGCAGGTGAAGGCTTTGATGAAGCATTGGCTGCTAGGGCACAAGCAGGACAGCGTTCTACTTACCGTGGTGAAGGAGTAGATGACTTCATTCAAGGTGGTAATGTACAGACTCCTGCGACCTCTGCGCCTGCATCGTCTGTAAAGACGAACACGCCTACGTGGCGTGGTGAGTCTGATCCTTCTACACCGATGGGCACACGTCCTACGTCTACGCCTTCGCAGTCAAACTGGAAAGGTGAAGGTGATCCGTCTGCTCCTATGGGCACACGCAACACTGCTGCACCACACACTCCTTCACAGGATACATCTGGTGCTGGTGCTGCGATTAAACAATCACTGACTAAGCGTCAGCAGATGGCTGCTAGTAAGAGTACACGTAAGAGCAAGGACTAATGGCCAAGCTACCTGATGCTAACGAACCGTTACGGCTACCAGATGGGACAGTCATTGTCCCATCTGTGGCTTCTACGTTTACACGTGTAGCTGTTCCATCGAACAGTCAAGCACAGCGGTTAGTGTCTAACACGCATCGTAAGTTAGCTGAGCTGCCTGCGCTGCCTAAGCAGTTGAATAGCTATGCAGCTATCCTTGTCTACACAGCTAGTGGACTCTCTGACGCAGAGATCAGTGTAGCTACTAAGTTCACTGTAGAGCAGATTACTCTGCTCCGTGCACAGCCTGCGTACTCGCAGTTAGAACAGTTCATCATTGAGACTGTAAAGCAGGAAGCTGCTACAGAGGTAAAGAGTATTCTACTCAATGGTGAAGTAAAGGCTGCTACTAAGGTAGTAGCACTCATCGACAGTGAAGATGACAAGGTAGCACTAGCTGCTAGCAAAGACTTACTAGACCGTGGCGGACACAAGGCGGCAGAGAAGCTCGATATCCGTGCTGACATGCTCAATACATTCCGCATTGAGGTAGTGGACAAACGAGGCAATGTGCCTACTATTGATATGGAGACGTGCTAATGGCTACTGTCATTGACCTCGCATGGGGTGGTTCTGTTCCTGGGAATATGTCTATCCGACCGATTGATCCATCGTTGACGGATAACTTCCTCACTAGCGGTGCAGAATACTACGAACCGAAGCGTGACTTCAACGCTATCGGTGATGGTAGTATTGATGACAGTGTAGCAGTTAACCTCTGCATTGCAGCAGCATTGGCTGCGGGTCATCGTAAGATGGAGATTGCAGAGGAATACTACGTACCGACTATGAGCAAGGAAGCTGCTGATCTCATCTTCGTTGGTGATGGATCACTTGTTAGCTCTCCTGTGCTTAAACCTATCATCCCCAAGGATGCGTCACCGCCTCGTCCTCCACTGACCACATTCCGTGCTTCGCAGCATTGTCCTATGGGATCAATCGCAGCCGCACGTGGTGAAGTTACCATTGTACTAATGGGAGACTCTGTTTCCACACCGCAGGTTAATGGTGTATCGTACATTGGCAATTTCCATGGTAAGCTGCGTGAAGCATTCGAGCGTGACAACCCTGGTGTAACCATTAACTGGTATAACCGTGGCATCGGTGGGATGAACTGGGACACGCTCCCAGATAACCACTTCGGTACTGTTGTGCAGGAGTGGTATGATGTTAATCAGCCATGGCTTGATTACGTCGAAGACTTAGCTCCTGATGTAGTCATTGTTAGCTGCGCACGCAATGGTGGCTCCAGCTTCCAGATGAAGCACATCCGTGATGCACTTGCTATTATGCAAGGGTGGGCGAAAGTGCCTGATATCATCATGACTAACAGTATTGGTGAGACGCAGACTGAAGCAGTAGCGGCTAACAGTCGTGAGGGTTATCTCTACGCTGCGGCAGGCATCCGTTCGTACGCACTAGCCAATGGCTACGGTCTCATTGACACTGAGACACAGTTCAGTCAACTGAACCTTGGCTTTGCACAAGAGAACCTTCCACTACTCCGTGATGGTTCTATCATCGGTAATGCTAACACAGGTAACTACGATGTAGTCATGCCATGGACAGCATCTGTACCTGTCTACGGCTGGGGTGGAAACTTCCGTGTTGGTCCTGGTGACTGGACTACAATGGGTAATGAGTTCTCATTCCAGATCGGTGGTGCTAAGACTGCTGCGGCTAATGGCTGCCGCTTCTGGATCAGCAGGAATGCTACTACATTTGAATTGTCATACCGTATTACGGTGAGTCGCATTGCTGAAGGTGGATCTGAGGATTACACATTTGTAGCAACTACTGCTACAGGTATTATCTGTAACGAATCACAATACTTCTCCTTCACCTTTCATCAGCAAGGCTCTCGTGTCTACTTAGGGTACCTAACTCCGGGTAATGCTCCTGCTACGCCTGTGAACATTGCGAACAATGCGTTCTTTATGTTCTACGGTTACGTGCCACGTTGTGGTGGTGCGTACTCGCCTACGATCACATGCACTGCTGGTGCTGCATCTAACGTACTGACGTGGACAGGTGCCACTGACGAGTACGCATCACTGACGCAGATGCTGCATCCTCGTGCATTGAATATGCCTGAACTCACTGACCGTGAGTTTGCATCACCTGACATTGTTCCACTGCTCCCATGGGGAGGCGGTGGTCCACACCAAGGTACACTTGCTGCTGAGCTAATCATCGAGCGTGCAATCCAACTTAATGACTTCAGCTTTGCTACAGCAGACGCTGCGCCGTTAGGCATTCGTTCATCCTTCACTTCGTACTACACATCACCTGTGATCCTTCTGTCTGCTACGACTGCTGCAATGATTGCTAATACATTGTATGCGCAGCCTATCAGACTGCCTAACTCTACCATTGATCGCATTGGGATCAATGTCACTACAGGTGCTGCTGGTGCATGCCGTCTAGGCATTTATAGTAATAAGGACAACGGCACTAATGCTGGTATGCCAGATCAACTACTCGTTGACTGTGGCACAGTCGATACGACTAGCATCGCATTTGTAGAAGCTAGCTTCACTGCATTGAAGCTGTCTAGCCGTTTCGTCTGGCTAGTCGCAGTGTTCAATGCGACGCCAACTTGTACTATTGGTACAGGTGCTAACACGGCACTGCTTGGTGCATCTAGCGTCACTGGTGCGTCACGTGGCCTATTTGGCACCTTCACATACGGAGCATTGCCTACTACGTCACCAACTATTACAGGCTTCGCAGCGCAGCCTCCTATCATGTACGTTCGTAAGAGCTAATGGCTGGTACGTATAAATTAATATCTGGTAGTGCGGCTGAGGCATTCCACCTCAGTCGTAAGAAGATACGTCTCTACGGTGGTGGTTTTGCTAATGGCAAGACCACTGCCTTAGTAGCTGACGCACTACGCATCGCACGTGATTACCCTGGTGCATCTATGATGCTCGGTCGCGCATCTTATCCTAAGTTAAACAGCACTCTCCGTAGAGAGTTCTTCAAGTGGTGCCCTAGTTCATGGATCAAGTCCTTTAACAAACAGGATAATACTTGTGTACTACGCAATGATACAATCATTGACTTCAGGTACATTGAACAGCGTGGTGGTGCCGACGGAGAGTCTACTAGCAACTTGCTATCGGCCAACTACGACTACGTAGGCATAGATCAGATCGAAGACCCTGAGATTACAGAGCATGACTTTGAGCAGTTACTAGGCCGTCTACGTGGTAACGCAGCATACGCTGGTGACGATGACACCATGCCGCAGACTGGTCCACGGTATATGTCATTAACATGTAATCCCACCCTCGGTTGGGTGTACAAACGTCTAGTGAAGCCATTACATGATCTACGTGCAGGACGGTTTAATCCTGATCTGATCTGTGAAGTAGACAATGATGGTAGACCTGTTCTAGTGAACGGTCAGCCTATTCCACTAGTGGAAGTCTTTGAAGCATCCACGTATGAGAATGCGCAGAACCTCGAAGCTGATTACATTAAGACGCTAGAAGCAACGTACCGTGGTAAGATGCGTGATCGTTACCTACTAGGTAAGTGGGTAGCATTCGATGGTGTCATCTATGACGAGTTCGATGAAGCTGTGCATGTCATTGCACATGATACACTCGTACGACACATCGCTGATCTACGTCAGGAAGGTTATCGTTTAACAATCATTGAAGGCTACGACTTAGGCATCACTGCTCCGTCATGTTACTTACTTGCGTTAGTAGATGCACTTGGCATCACCTACGTTATAGGTGGGTTCTACGAACGTGACATGGGCATTGGTGCACAGGCTGATGCAATCAATACACTCCGTGCGGAGTTAGCTGGTCCTGAGCTTATTGTCCGTGACACTGAGCCAGAAGTATTAGCTGATCCAGCTATCTTCCGTCGTACTAACGCAGGACAGGTTACAGGACAGACTACCGCTGCAATGTTTGTAGACAATGGCATTCGTATGCGTAGAGGCAACAATGCCATTCTCAATGGCATCATTAAGGTGAAGCAACACTTACACATCCGTGAGACAGTACTGAATCCATTCACACATGGCTACGGTTGTCCATCACTGTTTGTCAGTGATAAGCTCACATGGTTCCATGATGAGATGTCTACATGGCGATGGAAGCGTGGTAAGGATGACACTGCTATCGACATGCCAGTGGACATGAACAACCATGCCATGGATGCTTTAAAGTATATGTTGACTGACACGCCACAGCCGGGTACATTAGTAACGACTACTAGAAGGCCCCTGCCTCCTAAGCTCCGCATGTGGAATGAGATGGAAGCAGCTACAGTAGATAACAGATCACATAGGTACATGCGATGAGCGATACACTTCCTCAACCGATTGAACGTGCATTAGATGCTGAGGCTCCCATCGCACCTGTTGACGCAGGTGAGCCTATGTATCGCATTGATCCAAGCAGTAAGGTACCGGTTAGCAAACAGCATGGTAAGCTGTGGAAAGGTCGCATAGCTGCTGCACGTTCTGCACGTAAGGTGCATGAGGAAGCATGGGACGAGTCTATCCGTTACTACAATAACAATCAGCTAGAGCACCGTGAAGGTCGCGATAGCATGAGTGGTAACAGATACTACTCTAAGCGTCGTAACAACAAGTGGTCTGAGACAGAGAACATTGTCTACGCCAATGTGCGTGCAATGATGCCTGCTCTGTATGCGAAGAACCCTCAAGCAGAGTTTACCACTCCTAATGAGGACATGAAGGACTTCGTACAGCAGGTAGAAGATGTAGTCAATGCTCTCGCAGGACGTAAGCACGCACCTGGGCTGAATTTGAAGATACATGCTAAGCAGACTGTACTAGCTGCTGAGCTATGCAACATTGGTTGGATGGAATACGGTTACACGCTACGTCAGCAATCCATCCTTGCTGCGCAGGATGACATTCAACGTCTATCGACTGAACTAGCCGATGCTAAAGACACTAAGACTATCCGTGAAGTAGAAGGCCAGCTACTCGCATTGGAGGAAGAATTAGATGTTCTTACGCCACCGGGACCGTTTGTCAAGTATCGTACGCCACAGGATGTACTCGTCGATGCGGATGCGTCGATGCCAGATTACAGTGATGCGAAATGGATGGCTATTCGTGAGATTTACCCCACTGCGTACCTGAATGCACGGTACGGTAAGAAGGGTGAAGATGGACAAGTCATGTCCTTGTATGAGCCTACGCATGTACTGCTAGGCGACGCATCAGGTGATGATGACATTAAGAACTTTAAGCTGTTCGAGACAGATGCGTCTGCTCATCAGTACGGTTACGAGAGTAAAGCTCAGCTAGAGAAAGCACAGCGCACCATGTGCTGGCGCATCTGGGATCGTATTACACGACGAGTGTACTTATACACGGATAACCGTTGGGACTGGCCTGTGTGGGCAGAGAATGACCCGTACATGCTACCTGGGTTCTTCCCACTCACATCGTTAGTGTTCAACACTACTGTCGTAGGTGCATTAGCTCATAGCAATGTCACGTACTACCTAGATCAGCAGGATGCGATCAATGAGATACACGATGAATTCCGTCGTGCTAGGCAGGACGTGAAGGAGAACATCCTTTACAACAACAAGTTTAACCGTGATAGCGTCATTGCATGGCTTACTGGTGGTGGACCTAACGCTGTAGGTGTGGAAGTACCAGAAGGTACTAACATGCGTGACATGATCGTAGAGAAGCCTAACAGTATGTTAAAGGCTATGCAGCTATTCGATCTGCAACGCCCATTCCAGTCCATTGATCGTGTCAGTGGCGTCTCTGACGTTATGCGTAACGTACAGTTTAAGACGAACACGACTAACAAGGCTATTGAGAACTATAACAGTGGTACTGCACTGCGGTTAGACGAGAAGATCGACGCTATCGAAGATGCGTTAGGCATTGTACTGTACAACATTGGCTATCTCTGTGCACAGTTCATGGAAGCTGATGCAGTCCGTGCATTGATCGGTGCCAAGCGTTCTATGAACTGGCAACCACGTGTGCCAGAGGAACTGCGTGACATGTTCCAGTGTCAGACTGTAGGAGGTTCTACACAGAAGCCTACCAGTGCTGGTAAGAAGCAGCAGGCATTAGAAATGTCTGAGATACTTGGTAAGTTAGCACAATTCGCACCTAGCGTTGTCATTGAGACAATCCTTACTATCCTCGAAGAAGCGTTCGATGAACTTAACCTCCCTGCGGATGCGTTTGAACGCATGAAGGAGGAAGTTGTAGTTGCAATGCAGAGGGGGAATAGCACACAAGGTGCTGGTGGTGGTGAAGGAGCTACTGCTCCGACTTCACCGACTGACGCCCCGTCACCGCCACAAGGTGGTGGCATGGCACTAGAAGAATTGGCAGCAATGATTGATGCGTTGCCGCCGCAAGCAAAGGTCGCACTTGGTGAGATACTTGCTAAAGGCGTACCTGTAGCTGAGGCTTTGCCTGAGGTACTCAGCATGGTTCAACAAGGCAACACTACAGCAAATGGAATGATGTAACAATGAGTGAAACACTCGAAGCACGCGTTGACCGTATGTTTGGATTAGAAGCGCAGGATGACTCTACTACTGCTAATCTAACCACGGAGACGAATGATGTCAGTACGGAAGGTCAGGAACAGACCACTACAGGTGCGCCAGCAGTCGCAGGGAGCAGCGATCAGAGCACGACCGCTACTCCTGGATCAGACAAGTCAGCAACTGGCGCTGTCACTGGAACTGACGCTAGCAAAGAACACGCAGCCGAGCGGCAAGTTGTTAAAGCCTACACACCGGGCCGCCAGCGTCTACCTGCCGACGCAGAAGGCAACTTAGTTGATCCTGCTACAGGACGTATCGTTGCCAAAGCAGGTAATGAGCGTGCTCTATACGAGTCTGCTCGTAATTTCCACACACAGATGCAACAGCATCGTGGACAAGCGGAGACGCTACAGCGTGAGTTAGATACTACCAAGGCCCACCTTACTGCGTTCCGTGAAGCTGCACAGCTTCCTACACAGTTAGGACTACAGCCGCAGGAAGTGACTACTGCCATGCAGTTCATGGCACACTTTAAGGCAAATCCTGTCGAGGCAGCGAAGAAGGTCTTGACAGAGGTACTGGCCTTAGGGCATAATCTGGAAGACCTCAAAGGGTCTGTAGACATGGCCGCTATTCAGCGCATGATACAGACAGAAGTTGCACCGTTTAAGCAGAACCTGTCTACGCAGCAGCAGCAGTTAGAACAACAGCAGCAGTTGCAGCAGTTTCAAGCACAAGCGGATAGAGAACTAGAGGAACTGTTTGACACGTTCCCTTGGGCCGAGCAACAGCAGGTTGAACTCCAACGTGTATTAGAAGCTGACGAGCGGTTATCACTGCGCGAAGCTACATTGATGCTTCAAGCCTGGGCGTATAAGAACGGTTATGATCTTAACCGTCCTCTCTCGCAACAGCATGAAGCAGCAGCGACCCGTCAGCCGCAACAGCAGCAACAGCCGCAGCGTATGAACGCAGCACAGGTTGTCGCTCCTAGCGGTTCGACTAATGGCACTGTAGTTCCGCGTGTGAACACAGCAGTTAACCATGATCGTAGTATGCGAGACATTGTTAGTGAAACACTGCGTGAACACGGCATCAACATTAACCGCTAATAGGTAGCAACAATGATTAACACTTCTTTAGCTGCCACTGGTACTCTCGATACCATTGTGCATTCCATGCTGGACAAGTCCCGTCGTAAGCTCATCATGGCTAGTATTAAGAGCAACGCTCTTATGGCCTGGGCCTTTGCGACCGAACGCGTCGAGACGGAGAATGGTGGTGCTAACATCACCAATCCTATTACGATGAGTCGTAATCCTAACGTCGCATCGTATCAGTACTACGATGAACTGCCCATTGCGCAGACGAGTGAGTTCAGCACCATTGGTTACGGCTGGTCGCGTGTCGCTGGTTCACTGATTATCAGCGATCAGGAAGTTGATGAGAACACTGGTGAAGCTGCGTTGTTCAAGCTGCTCACTGCTAAGCTCGATGTGCTTGAAGAAAGCTTCGGTGAGAAGTTCAGTGAGTACGTCTACGGTGCTGGCGCTGGCGTTGATCCTCTTGGATTAGAAGCTCTCATCCCTGATGATCCTACCACTGGCACGCTTGGTGGCATGAACCGTGCTACGGAAGTGCAGTGGCGTCCGTCTGCGTATGACTTCGCTGGTGGCCTTGATGCTACGAACATCGAAGAAGCCTTTGATGACGTGCTCATGGATCTGAAGTTGAAGACTGACAAGCCTGATCTGATCTTGATTGGTCGTAACCTCATCCGTACGTACCGTCAGGCGGTGCGTGATAAGGTCATGATCCCATTGGATCAGAGCAAGAAAGGCAAGGGCATGTATGACCTTGGCTTTGAAGGTGTCACGCACAATGGCATCCCGATGCTCTACGACGAAGACTGCAACGTCGATAAGGCTTACTTCATTAACAGCAAGTATCTGCGTATGCACGTCCTCAAGGGTGTGAACATGCGTGTGAAGAACCTTGTTGCTCCGTGGGCCATTGACGCTATCGGCAAGCGTGTCGTGTGGCAGGGTAACTTCTGCTCTTGGCGTCAGTTCCGTACGCACGCCGTTGTGATGAACTAAGGAGTGCATCACATGGCATTGAGCAAGAAGTTTCAGATTGAAGTAGTCAAGGACCGAGAGCTTACGTCTACTATCTATACCACTGTTAAGGGTAAGGATGGTAAGCATCTGGGCATGAAGTCTGAGCAAGTCAGCCGACTTGTTCCTGAGAGCTTCATGGTCTACTTCCCTGGTGGACACAGTGTGTGGTTCGAGACGCGTGCTAAGATGGCTGCTGCTGGCATCCTTGAACATGCGAATGAAGAAATCGACCTGGAGACTGGTGAGCCTGTGCGTGCACCGGACTATGTTGATCTTAAATCACTCGTGGGCAAGCGTACGCAGCAGCCTGCTATGTTAAGGAGTTTGTAAGATGACGCGTCGTGTTGCTTCATTCTGGCCGCAGCGTGTGAATGGTTGGTTCGACCATGCGGTGATCGGTTCGTTCGGCGCTGATGGCTCTCCTGACATTGCTGTCATGGACATTGGTGTGCTGAATGCACTCGATTTCGATGGCATCCTTTCTGATAATAGCATCGCCACTGCTGGTATGACTACCACATTTGCTTCTACGTACACGGGCAGTCTAGCGCAGTGGGGCTTGTACGGTCGTAACGTCACTGTCCGTGCATCTGGTGCCGCTACGACTTTCGTTCGCGTGCAGGGCCGTGACTACATGGGCCAGCCCATGACGGAAGCATTGACGCTGAATGGTACGACTATCGTTCAGGGCGTTAGAGCGTTCCGTTACATCGACCGTGTGAACTGGGATGCCACTGCTGCTACGACTATTGACGTTGGCTGGGGCAACTACCTCGGTGTGCCGTATCGCTGCTTGTCCATGGTTGCGGAGGTGAAGAATAACACTGCCGCAGCTAATGCTGGTGCGTTGACCTCGGGCCTTCCTGTCACTACTATCCCAAATGCGACTAACACTGACCCTCGTGGTCTGTACCTGCCTTCGACTGTTATCCCCAATGGCAGCGTTAACTTTGTTATCCGCTGTATTGTGGACAAGACCCACCTGTACGGTGTTCAGCATTACTTCACTCTGCTGACCTAAGTAGGTAGGTGCTGTAGTCACCTTGCTCCACTGTGCCATGCACAGTGGAGCCTTTTTCGTAAGTAGAGTGTAGGAGTATAGCATGGCATTCTACTCACACAGTGATTTAATACAGCGGACTATCATCCGTCTACGCCAAGTAGCAGGCCCTAGCACACAGTTGTATGCTGAGGATGCCATTGGCATGTTGATTGAGGAAGTGTACGAACTCGTACGCTCACGTAGATGGTGGGACAATCTCACTAAATGGGAGACTAGGCAACTAGGTGGTAGTACAGGACTCTGCACAGCAGAGTTCATTGGAACACGTGAGGGGTTCCGTGATGTGGATCGCGTGTGCTACGGTAGTAACAGTACTCCACTACCTATTCTATCTAGTAATATTAATCCTTACAGGCTTACTGGAACGTCACCACGTTATGTAGAACCTCTGCATGCTGCGGATGATGTACAAGGCTGGGCACCTGCGGGACAGAACCTGTTCCGTGTATGGCCGTTAACAGCTACTACGACTACTGCACAACCATTACGCATTCATATCCGCTTAGACCCTGCTGATCTGTTCACAGACCCGTCTGTGATTGTGCCATTTGATGCTTCCTGCCTCATTAACGGTGCCGCTGCGAAGTACGCAGCAGATGATGGCACTAATCCTGCCACTGTAACTATGTTACAGCAGTCATTCGAGAATAGGCTACAGCAGTTAGAACAGCAGCATGACAGTGCTAAGCTGATCCTTGATCCACGGATGAATGATCCTATGCTACTCAATGAGTGGGCGGAGGATCGCTAATGCGTAAGATTAAGCTACCTGCTGTAGATAAGCTACAAGCTGCGGTAGCGCGGGACTTCCGTGGAGGATTGAATACATTCGACTCTCCATTGAACTTGAATAGTAAGTATCTCACTGACGTGCGTAATCTGTACCCAGATAGTAATGGTAAACTATCTGTACGCTACGGCACGTCACCCTTTGCTGCTGTTGCGATAGATCAGGCTACAACTGCTGCGATTGATAAAATCGTAGGCATGGAGTACTATGCTGGTGCGCTCGTAGTTGTAGGAGCCAATGGTAAGATTGTTACTGTAAACGCCTCTGGCGTTGTAAACCTGCGGTGGAGCACTGCTATTGCAGCATTACTTCCCGGCGCCCCAGCAGGCTGGACTAATCCTATCACATACGCATCATTCACACAGTTTGCTGGGCAGCTTATTATCTGCAACGGTGTAGATAAGCCAGTGACGATGGATGAGCTATACGCAGTGACGTATGTACAGGACCCTGTATCAGGGACTAATACAAACACGCCACGTGCGAAGTACTGTACTACACATGACGGCCATCTAGTGATGGCTGTTACTCCTACGGATACGTACACTGTCTACGTCAGTGGACAAGGTGTTACTTCATTCGATCCTGATGCAAGCACCAATGGTGCTAACATGGACACGTCCATTTACATTGACCGTGGCGTTCCTATTATCACAGGATTAGCTACGTACCGTGATCGACTGGTAGTTACCTACCAGGAGACAATCCTTGCTATACAGTTCATCCTTCCCACTTCTGCTCCTGTAGAGTTCGATGTAACTGATATTGTCAGTGGCTACGGTGCAGTAAGCCATAAGGCTATTACTGTCATCGGTGATGATATGCTAATGCTAGACACCAGTGGTGTCATCAGCATCAAGCGTACCGCATTAGGTACTGACTTCATTCCTGAGCCAGCTAGCTCACTCATCAATACTGATGTACAACGTGCATTGGCACGGTTCAGTAACACACAGTTAACTGAACATGTGTACAGCATCCATGATCGCATAGCGCATCAGATACAGTTCTTCATCCCTGTCATTGACACGGTGACTGCTACTACGCAGAATGACGTATTCGTCTACTGCTATGACAAGTCACAGAGGTTCAAGGCATGGACACGGTACGATGCTATGCCGTACCGCGCAGCCTGTAGGACTACAGAAGGTCGCATCTTCTACGGTGCAGGCACATCTGTGCGTTATTATCATAACGCTTATGAGCCTCGGTATACCGATGTAGGCACTATTAGTCAGCAGAACTGGGATGACGGTGATGCTTGGGATGATGGCACAGGTTGGGAAGAGGGTTACACTGAGACGCCTATCAGCTTCTACATGAACATGCCATGGGCTGACTTCAAGCAGCCATTGAATAACAAGATGAGTAAGTACTTATCTACATTCAGTGAGGGCACTGGTAGTTATACAGTAGACATGTACGTAGACGAGTTCACCACTCCATCACTGTCTATGTTCTTCATGCAAGAGAGTGGTCCTCACGCCGCATCGTACGAGCATCGTCCACCGAATAACGAACAGTTATACGCTTGGCCACAGAAGTTCATGCGTATGCGCTTCCGTATCAGTGGTAGTACCTCTGACGCATTCAGCTTCATTGCTGTAGGTATTCTGTACATCACTGGCTCAGTTAGGAGATAACAATGACAAGTGCTATTAATCCGAACTTCATCACTACTGATCCAGTCAGTAAGAGTGGAATGCGTACGCAGCTACAGACTGCTGCTGATGAGATCACTGCATTG